GGTGTACTTTTGTATCAAATAACTATTTAATCCGAGTTTCAACAAGCAATTACTTAGTGAATTAGACTATATTAGCCGTTATAGACGTTTGCTATCCATCATTTTCTCTACGATCAAGCGAATATCTTGTTTTATTGATTCAATGTCTTTCTGTATTCCCTCGATACATTCATCAAAATAATTTTGCTTCTTACTGTCCTGGTTTTTATTTGCCATTTTATTAAATCCCTTCTGTGCCAATAATAAGCCGTTTTTGAGTCCTTTTTATGCTTACCCTTATGTTAGTACCAATTTTTAAAAATGATTTGAGTTTTACGGATACTTATCCGACAAACTTAGCAAGATTAGCCTGCATAGCCTTACCTCTTTCACTCATGACTTGCTTTTGTTCTTCTGTATAGGTTCGAGGTGTCCTTATACCGATTAGCTGCTTTGGTAGAACATAAGATTTAGAATACTGATCTTGTCTTTTCAACTGAAACATATCTGGATGCTTTTCACATAAGGCATCGAGTTTAGTCATCATCCTTTTATCACACGTATACACATCTGCTGTCTTTTCTTCATTGTTGTAACAAATTATTGTTTCTCTTTCGATATTTGATAGAGTATAACCACTCATGGATACACCTTCTTTCGGGAATAAGTCTTTTGTTTTTGGCGAGAAATTTTTTATAAGGCTGGGGAGAGAGTTATACTTTTTTGGAGATTTGAACCCCCTCCCACACCAATATTGTTTCATTAAGGCTTTTGTGATAGTGAAAATATTTAAGCACCTTACCGGGGACACCCTCGACTTTGAGAGGTCAAATTGGGTGCCGCCCCCCTATAGCCATCAGAACCGCGTAAGAATCAGCTTTTACATTGATAAATATGTATCACAGAAGTATTCGCTAAACAAAATTTTTGTGAATACTTCTAATAGTTTCCAACCCCTACAAACATGATAGATACGCCATTCTTTAGCCATCACCAAACCCTATTAATATATTACAATACGTACTGAAACTATTTTACTGTTTGTTATATTTATGTATTCACTTATTACTTATGCTTATAATATTATCAGAACATAGCATTGGCTTTGGTGGCATGAATTGTTAAAGTTTTTACAAACATGTGTCCGTGTAAAGAGTACATATTTGATATTATGTCCTTGGTACGCGAACATCTTTTAAAGACTCGAGCGGAATCGCTTTTTTTTTACTTATTTATCCCTTCAAATATCCTGCTATCTTATCATCACTTATAGCCTCTAATAACTCTTCTTTTGAAACTGTGGGTAAATATTCAGGATTGGATGTTGCGTTTATGTCAATCGAATCACGCATTCCATGATTATTCTTCATCAGGAAGATTCCAACTGGTGCGGAATAAACTCCCGTTAAACTCCCTTGAATCAATGCATCCTTGCAAATTGACATGTATGCTTTGTATATATCATCATAGTGAGGTCTTTTACCGTAATTAATTACCGTTTCTTCGTCTAGCCCTAAAAACGCTGCTAGTCCTGCTACTGTTGGTACTTTTTTTCGTTTAACAGTACTGGATGCTAATGCAACCTCAACTAGATCAGTTTCAATATATGCCAAATATCCTTTAATTTTTTCTGCAAATTCTTCTGGTGATTCAATCTTCTGCATAAACTTACCCGTTAGTGGGCATCTTGGCTGTTCCATTATGATCACTCCTTACGTATTTAGTCTTTAGATATTCTATGATATCTAAGTTTTCTTTCTGTGGTTCTTTTAATCTAGGTCTTGTAGTAACGAGCTTTAATATATTTTTTAAGTATCCAAGTTGTTCTTCTAATTCACTTTCAGACATACACTTAAAAGTATTAATTTTTTCTTGCATATCTTTATATAATAAATTTCTCGTTGCTGCATTGATTGCTATGACATGTTTTATACATGATTTCATCGTATCCATTACGTTACGTCACCTTTCCTTTATCCCTATGTAGTTGGGGCCGTTATTCTTCTTCGACTTGCTTTAGGACCATCTTCGCCCTAAATGATGGCTTGCTAACTGGTGTACCTAATATCTGTACGTTAATAGCCGAAAGCCCTTTCTCATTATTAGATAAATCGAACTCGACTTCTTGTCCAGCTTCTAACATTTTGAATCCATCCATGGCGATGATATTACTATAATGTACGAAGTAATCATCTCCATTTTCATTTTCAGTTATAAATCCAAAACCCTTTAATCCAAACCATTTTACTATTCCTTTCATACTGTTGTACCTCCATTTTCTATTTTAATTTCTAACCATTTCTGGCTAGTCCATAACGGATATGTTAACATTTACCTTGTAACTGAATCAAGTCTGCATCTACGGCGGCTAACGCTGCAGCATAACCCTTTAAAATTACATTCTGCTGTCTTAGCCATTCTTTTGCCTGTCGCTCATTCTCATCTAGGCATTTCATTGTATTAGTGTACTCATTGCTTAGAAATACCCCTCGTTTGCCTTGAGTCTCGGTTAACCTAAAAACTATATCTGCTTTGGTTACATCGTTGGGCTTAATAGAATTAAGTTCTGCTTCAATCTCTTTTATCTCATTTTCAAATATTTGAAGCTTAGAAAGTAAATCTTGCTTATCCCTAGTAATAATATAGTTTTCATGTTTTATTTTTCTGCTTAGGTCTGCAACTTGAGCATCTATATCCTTTTTCTTTTCAGTCATTAAAATATGCTTTCGCTTTAGGGCATTTTCTATATCGTTTTCAATTTCACTTCTTTTCTCTTTCAATTCTAGTAGCTTTTTGGTTTTTGCTTCTGTGATCTCAAAACCCTCATAAGCGATTTGCCTTAAGCGTTCAAGTTCTCTTAAATCGTTTTGTCGCACCTCTAATCTATCGTTAGACCCGTTCATGTCATTATTCAGTTTACGATAATCAGTTTCTGCATCTCTGTATTTATCATCGAGTGTCTGTTTCTGCAACTCCTTTATTTGTCTTTCTATGTCTGCAAGCTCACCTTTTTTTGTGAATACGTCTTTTATTTGTTGCATCATTTAAAATTTACCACCTTTCATAATCTTGTCGAATTCTGTTTCCCATTCCGCTTCTAAATTGGCACTCTTTTGATTTGGTGCATTTATGGCTTCTAACTCTCGTTGCCATTGCGCTTCATTTTTCATTTTAATTTTTATCTCAACTGGTGTTTCTATTGCTGCTAAATCAAATGCTTTGTTATTTATTGTCCTGTTATCTTTACAAGATAGCTTTTGAATAGCTTCTGCAACCATCTGCTTAATGTCGGTCTTAGTCAGTTTGCCTAGGTCGATTTGCTGCTTGCCTGTGGACTTAACTTCGAGTATTCGTGCACCTACGTTGGATGGTGTTGGGGTTAGGCTAATTTCTAGCAATTCAACATCAATAAATATTTTTCTACCCTGACCGTCGTACTCATGTTTTCTTGACATAAATCCAACTGATAGAGTTTTTAAAATCCCAGATTTAACAAGATTGTAACATTCATCCGATAATTGGCTTGTTCCTTCTGCTGGGAATTCCACATCTACCATTAGCCGACCAGCATCTACCCAAATATCAACCGCTTTAGCAATTGGTAGGTTATTCTGGCAATCATGGCCATATAAGATAACCGGGTTAGCTTTAAAGTTAGTTAACCCATTCATCCAGGCCGAAGCCCTAATAATTTCATTGTCCCTATCCACAATGGTTTCATCGGACGCTATCGCTCTGAACCCTCGGGTTACTTTACTTTGTTTCACTTGCAGTTGTAAATCAAACGTTTTTCTAATCATGTCATTTCCTCCTTAAATTTGCTTTATATTAAATTCCTAGTATTATTCTTCTGTTTAACACCGAAAATTTATTATTATATTAGGTTTTTTGCCTTTTGTTGCAATTTCAATATCTGCTTCATAAACAAAATCAGGGCAACCCTTGGGTTCATTCAGAAAAAATGGCTTGAATTTCTTCATTGTCCACAACCTCCTTCCAATGAATTTGTTGTGTTCCTCTACTTGGTAGACCTTGTAGACCTTGTAGACCTTTTTCTGGTAAATCCTTATATAGGTTTTTTATTTTTGAATTTGTCTGAAATTGGTCTACAAGGTCTACTTGGTCTACCAATTTAATACCAAACCAGTAAGAAATTTTAATTTTTCTATTATTAAATCCTTTTTCCTTTAAACGTGTGCCAAATTGTCTTTGATTGAGTTCATATTCTCCATTATTTTGACACCATTCTTTGTAAGCATTATACAGTTTAGTTGCTCCTATTTTAGAATTTGAATCTTCGATACAACAATCATTCAAAAATACGCCAACAGCATCTTGATTCTCTCTATATTCTTTCTTAGCATCAATAAGCTCTTGAGGCTGCTTTAAACCTTCTTTTTGCCACAACAGACAGCCATCAACTAGCCAGGCAAATACAGCAGCATATTGTGAATACAATTTCTCTTGAAGATCTTTGTCTCGCTTTTCGTCTGGCACTTGGTAATTAAATGGAACAGAAACCATGCGCCTCCAAAAACCGTTATCCGCTGATATTGCTCGAATTTCATGATTGGTAAGCAAAATCATTTTACCTTTCATCTTGAATTCAAAATATTCTTTATGTAAGAAGCGTGCGATGCATGTGTCGCCTCCTGTTAACGATTTTATCGCATTGTCTGAAAATTTCTTACCTACATCTGGCTCGCTCATTACCACAAGTCTTGCACCGTTTAATCTTGCTATGTCGTTCGGAATTCCAGAAATATCTTTTGCCATCAATACGTCAGGTGAAGCCGTACTTGCATAATTGCCTAAAACAAATTGAATAGTCTCCATCAACTTTGTTTTCCCATTTCCGCCACTTCCTTTGAATTGGTAAAATTCTTCCTCTGTAATTTTTCCTGTTAGACAATAGCCAAAGAGTTTTTGAAGATACTTAATTTTCTCATGATCGCTTTCCATAATTTCATTAATGAACTTTTCAAATAATTCACTTTTAGCGTCTGGCATATACGAAACATTGCAAACTTTAGTATTAAAATCTTCTTTGCTTCGCTCTCTTAATTTTCCTGTTCTTAAATCTACTACACCGTTCTGTACAAATAAGAGCATATCGTCATTATCGAATTGAGATATGCGAGCACACATATGTGGTACGCTGCTCATTAGGGATATTGCAGCACGAATCTTTTGTTGACTTTCACTTGCCAACAACCATTTAATAGTTCTACTTCTACGGTCATCATCTTCAATTTTAAATGCTTCACCTTGCGCTTGTCGTAAGCACTTAATTACATCTTGTACAAGTAGATTTGCGCTATCTTCTTCCCATGACTTACCAGTGTCTTTAAGCCAAGCTCTCATTTCTGGAATATACAAATACTCCCCTTTTAACATATCAGCAATTCGCTCTGCATTGCCTGCATCCGTACATTTGTAAATAATTTCATCACTCATTCCATCACCGCCATACTTCTAGGTTTATATACGTCACCACAGGCTCTAATTGCCGTGTTTATGGTCTTTTCGCCATATGTTAAGCAACCACGCCGCTTGTCCCATTTCTCTCTGTATAATCCGCTATTACGGAAAATGCAATCCATTTTAGCAACATCACATCCACACCAAAAAGCCAGCAGATTACAAAAGGCTTGATCTGCTTCAGATTGTGAAGGGTAACCTTGGAAATTACCGTTATATAAATCACAAAACTTATGGCCCTGCCTTGAATTGCTAGCTTTTTCTATAATTTCATCTATATTCAAATCAATATGTGTAAAGGTTTTTTTCTCTTGTTGTTTAATGGGTTTTGATATATACTTTTGATGAAGGTATTCAATCTCGACAGTACAATCTTCAATACCGATGTAGTCCATCAGAACTTTACCGGTAATTGTAAAGTATCTGCCATCTGAATACATTTCAACATTGCCATTTCTCCTGCCAGAGAGTGGCAATTTACCTCTGCATATTATGTGGACACCAGTCCCTGAAAAAGAAACTTCTATGTAAGCCTTGCCTATAAATTGTTCTATTATTTCTAACGCCCACGCTTCAATTTCTCCACTTTCTTTGCTACGGCAATGGTCTAAGTCTATCCCAACAAAATTATCTTGATTAGAAAACATAAAACCTACACCGCTTAATTTTCTTTTGATACTATTTACCAGTGCTGTATTAAAATCTGTCCATGTACTCGAATCATTTGATTTTGCACTTTCGCCAGTTTTTACGTTTATGGGAAGTTTGTCTTTATGCCCTACCCAATTATTCAAACTTTTCATTTCATCAGGTATTGATTTCACAAATTCGCTTTTTCTCATATTTTTCACCTACTCGACTTAAATTTAAATATTATTCTTTTTGATAGTTGCCGATTTAGTAAACATGGCACCCTCCTGAATTATTATGTTGTGATCACATTAATAAGGTTACATCTGCCGTTTGGCTTGGTCGTTTTTCTGTCGCTCTAGCTTGACTTAATCTGATTGCATTTATTGGGGTAAAGTCTTTGTTGTTAAAAGCGTTCCTGTCGCTCATGTACTTAGTTTTTTCAATCGCTTTCGCTATAGCAATAGCCTGTTGTTTCTTTTTACGATTCGCTCTCTGGCGTTCCTTTTGTGATTTAGTCATCATTTAATAATTCCTTTCCTGGTATTGTAGCTTGTGGCTATGACCCTGTTTTAGGTTAATTGGATTTATTCATTATTTAATTGAGTTTACCTGTAGCTCCTTCAACCACTCATCAATAGCATTTTTTTCAAAAAAGTATCGTCTTATATCTTTAAATTTTATGGTTGGTATGCTACCTGCACGTATAAGACGCCCTAATGTGTCATTTGTGAGCTTCCCCCCAAGATATTCAATCAATTCTTTCTTGTCCATTAAATGCCTTGCCATACTACGCACCTGCTTTCGTTAATTCTTCAACACTGACTTCTTTCAACAATTCTGAAATAGAAAGATTAAAAACATTTTCTAGCTTTTCGCTTACATCTTTTGATGGGGTTAGATTCCCTTGCTCAATCAGTGCATACCACGCTCTTGAAACTCCTATAGCGTTAGCTGCGTCTTGCTGATTTTTAAACATTGAGATTCTTATAACCTTTAATACATTTGGTTTTTCAAACATTTTATAACCTCCTTTTGTATGTTAGACACTTTTATATATTGATGTTGACACAGTGTCTTGTATTTGATATTATGATAGTAACATTAACTATGCATTATTTCAATACATTTGTACGTTTTACATTTAGACTATGTCTAAGTGTCCGTTTTACTAAAATAGAAAATGTCCAAAAGGGGATAAATATGAGAATTGTGTTTTATGATAAGAAAGAATTGATTTTACCCGATATTCAATATATAAACGATATGATTCATAGTGAATTTGATAGCGTATTTCATGCTATGATTAACGATTCTAAAACTGTGGGTTCAAGTCTTATAAATTTTTTAAATACAAATTACAGCAATAATGCAAATATCGAATTAAATCAAGGTTGTTATGAGGATGCAATAAATTATTGCGTTAGCATAGACCCCAAGGACAAAAGATTACAAGAATTAACTCCCATGAAAAGGTTATATTTATATCAAAAACAACCTTCACAATATAGAATTGAAACCATATCGAAATCTCTTATAATTAGACATGAAAGCATACCTGAAACATTGAATGAAATACCTAATAAAAATTACTTTATGGTTGAAATGGTAGAGAGTGACGACATTGATTCAATTTTTTATATTTCATTGATGAAAATGGTTATTAACTCTATTTATGTAAAAAAGTGTGAATATTGTGGAAAGTATTTTTTGATTGAAGGGAGAAGAAAAACTGTAAAATATTGCGATAATATATTCAAAGGTAAAACTCAACCATGCTTTGCATTAGCTGCAAGAGATAAATACCAACAAAGCTTAGAAAAAGATGAAGCTATGATGGCTTATAGAAAAGCTTATAAAAAATTAAATGCACGTGTGAAAATAAAAAAATGGGATAATAGTGATTTTTTGACCTGGTGTGATAAAGCAAAAATCGAACTTAAAAAATGCAAAAATAGCGAAATAACTCTCGAAGAATTTAATAAATGGTTAAAGGAGAATGAATGATATGGCAAATCTAAAACAAATTAATGAGACCAAATGGCAAATAACCATATCGGCAGGATTTGACGAGAAAGGTAATCGGAACCGCATCTATCGGACGATTACCGCCAAAAATGAGAAGGACGCTATTAAACAAGCTAATGTGTTAGAAGACAAGGTTGAACAAGGCGATTATAATGCACCGATAAAGTATACGTTGTCACAATATGTTGATGTGTGGAAAAAAGACGCAGAAAGACGGCTTGCGCCTAAGACATTTCACCGGTATATGGAATGTTTGAATTTGAGAGTTTTGCCATCACTTGGGAATGTAAAGCTTGATAGGATTACTCCAATCATGTTAGAGGATTTTTATAATGACTTGAGAGAGCCGCAAAAAAGGGTTTTCAAGTATAAAGATGGTCGGGTAAAAGAGACTGAATATTTGTTGAGCGAGGAATCGGTAAAGTGCCACCACAGGATAATCTCTGCAATTCTTCAAAAGGTTTATAGGCAAGGATTAATTAAAGAAAACCCCTGTAGCCGAGTTGACGCACCACAACCTAAGAAAAAAAGCATGCAGATTTATGAACTAGATCAGATTAGCGCACTGATAGAAGTTTTAGAATCAGCAAATTTGAAATTAAAAACAAGCGTATATCTCGCTTTAACAGGCGGTTTACGACTAGGTGAAATAATGGGGCTTGAGTATTCAGATATTAGTTATATTAACAACACAATACACGTACAACGGGCAAGCCAATACATTCCAAAAAAAGGCATTATAACAAAAGACCCAAAAAATGACAGTTCAACTAGAATTATTTCGCTACCTCCTGAGACTATGCAATTAATTCGAGAATTAGAATACGAAAACAAATTGCAAAAGATAGCATGTGCTAACCTATGGAAAAATAGTAATCGCTTATTTGTTAATCCAGAAGGTGCCCCAATGTTCCCCGATCTACCAAGCAAATGGTTTAGAAAGTTCTTGAAAGCAAATGAGCTTCCTAAGCTCGTATTCCATGGTTTAAGACACACATCGGCCTCTTACTTAATATCACAAGGCGAGGACGTTGTAACTGTTAGTAAAAGACTAGGACACGCTAATACATCAACCACATTGAATATATATAGCCACTCATTTAAAAAGCGTGATGAAGCAGCAGCTGCCAAAATGTCAGTCTTGTTCGAAAATAAAAATAAGATAAAAGAAGTTAAATGATTAAAGAAAAGGGCGTGATCAAATCGCACCCTTTTTTTTTTGCCAAAAACCAATATACAATCCTTGACCCTACATTTTAAATGTAACCTCCTTAAATATAAGGACGTTAATTGTCGGTAGAAATTCAATAAATTATCAATTGTCGGTGAAAGTGTCGGTATTGCTATTTTTAAGCATTAAAAAAGAGCCTCCACGTTACCATGAAAGCCCTATTCTATCATAAGCTGATGGTGGGAATCGAACCCACGGCCTGCTCATTACGAGTGCTACATTTGACTATTTGTCTAAATATGTAAAGGTATGAAACCCTTGATATTTAGGCATTCTTATTGTTTATCGGTTTGTATTAATTGGTAAATATGTGTCGGTATTTTTAAACATTGTCGGTAAAATTGTCGGTAGAAAGATTTCAACTTAGCTATAAAAAAATAGGGCTACGTTTAAAACGTTAGCCCTTCTAGTTACTTATTTTTTCCGTTATCTAGCCCATATACTTTTTTTTGAGCTATCGTTCTTATCTATAAACCTATCAATTAATTGCCTTTGAATTTCTGTCATTGCTTCTATTGGTGTTGAGTTGAAAATATCATAAAGATATGATAAAAGTATCTTTTCATTAGGTGCATTCGCTGTGACCGATAATGTGTTTAAGTCATGCTTTAAATCATCGTAATCTATACCCAATTCTTTATTAAAAGCTATATGTTCTAGCATCATACATTTAATTGCCTGTAAATCTTCTAAGGTAAATTCGTTTTTCATATTTCTCCTTTCTGCTAATCTTATTACTCATAAACATCCCAAATACCATCTACGTCCGTGCGTCCAAATTGGACATATAGGCCGCCTTCTTTATTAAACCCTATTGCTTGCACATATAATGTCATTTCAACGCCTTTAAATACCCTATAGAGATATTCGCCTATATCAAGAACCTTGTATCCCATATGCTCTAAAATCGTTTTACAATTCATATAATCAGCTTCTTATAATACTAATTGCATAGATTCTTCTAAGCATTTGGTAAATAAATCAATGTCATCAATATCATTAACATTTATTGTAGTCTCGATTAATTCCTCTAGTTTAGACTGGGGATAATTCGCATTTATAAGGCGTACTTTGTCCTTATGTTCAAGTGAATAAATAGAATCCAATTCTTTATTAAGATGTACGTAATGTGTTGTGGATTTGATAATACTTATAGCACCAGAGCCTAGATTACTATAATGCTGATTTCCACAATCTTCACATGTATAATCTCCAATTTTACCATTAAGAAATACAATTTTTGTTTTATTTAAATAGTAATCATCCTTATTGAGATTAATAGTTTCTTTGCAGTACATACACTTCCTTAAGTTCGACATATAATTATCTCCTTTTACAAATTATTGTTGTAGAAGGCTGTAAGTTATGCTATAATAAGTGCGAAACTTATAGCTTTCATGGGTAAGTGTGAAGTCCAATTCTTTGACGGGAGATGGACTTCTTTTTGTTTGGAAAGTTCGAGGTCTGTCCAAATATGGACTGACCTATTTTTATTTATCACTTCTTTCTTTCAACCATTTTTCAACTTCTTCCTTGTTGTATCGGATACTTTTTGTCTTTCCGATATATGGCATCCCTTCCTTTCTCCATCTATAGGCGGTCATTCTTTCAATCTTTAACCACCCACATAATTCTTGTTCTGTAATCCATTCAGCCAATGTCGCACCTCCTTATATCCTATTATACGTAACATTGTGTAACATGTCAAGCCGTAAAATGAGATATTCTTTTCTTAGAAGAGGTGTTTTTAGATTTTTTGTTTGGATTTCAAATCGTCAGACAATATTATTTTTGATATAAACAAAAGCCCACGGATTAGGTGGGCTATGTTTGATTCAAGTTGGCAATTAAGCCGTTTTGTAATTCAAGTCGGTAATTAAACCGCAATTAATTCTTGTATGATTACATCATATCACACGCTATTTAGTATTGCAAGCAATTACTTTTTTATTCTTGGTTTTTATTTCTTGTTGTCCAATGCTACATACTGCATCAAAAATTAATTTCATTTGTTTTTCATTCAGTGTAATTTGATGAAGGTTTTTATCAACATCTCGATAATCACTTAATCTAGATTTACTAACTGATCTAATTTGGTTAACCAATGCATAACAAGGTCTTTTATCATTTGGTAAATCTTCTAATACACCTATTGGTACAAATAAATTTCCTACAGTTTTATATTCTGGATCATCATCTTTTTCACTAGATATTGGCACTACAATTGCAGTATTATTGAACTCTTTAATTACAACACAAAAATGGGGATAACTAAATTCACATCCAATATTTACACCAAAATCAATCCAATATACTCTCTGTCTAGGACGATTTACAGATTCTTTTTTAAATCCACTTTTTATCATTTGGTTCTTAACAGTTTTCTCTAATAACCACTGTTTTAGTGCTCTGATATATGCAGACTTTTGAGCCTTGTTTTTATCTACCTCTACATGAAAAACTATATTTTTAAACTTGTCAATATTGGCTATTAAATCTTTTATAAAACTTTCATGTTCCATTTTTCTTCCTCCCACGTATAATAAATACTCTTGTAGTATTATATCATATTATGGGAGAAATGTATCTCACGATACTTCACGTTTGATAAAATTGTCAAATGTGGAACAACCATTGGTGAAACAGTCAAATCGCGACCAGCGTAATTTTACGCTGGTCCTAAATGTTTAGCTCAGCCGACTTTTCGGCTCACCGTTTTCTAGATTATCAAAAAGGCTTTTCCCTAATTTTATGGTAAAGTCTTTTGAAAGCCTTTTTGGGTAAAGAAGAAGAGATCACCACAATTTTGTGGAGAATGAACCAGTCCAAATATGGACCCGTTAACCTCCCCAGATTTGGGGGCGATAGAATTATATTTGCTTTCTCAAGAAAAAGAAGGCAATAAAATAGCGATACCTAAAGTGGTATCGCTATTCATCAGAAATATTAATTTGTCTATGACCATCCTGTTATAATTCCATTAGATACAGATATTGTTGCAGTAGCCGAAATACCGCCACTAGCACCAGTTGCATTATTAATTTTAAAATCATTACAGAACAAGTTTATATCGGCAGCACTGTTTAATTCAATATTAGTGGTTGCTTGCAGTTGAAAATAAGACCCTGCTAATAATTCTATTGCATTATCCGCATTTAACAATATTTTGGTTCCGTCAGTGTAAATTGTGAGTTGTTCATTTGATGCTTGAAAAACCACGCCACCTATTGAAGCGTCATAAAGTAAACTGCCTTTAACTGTTGTTCCTGCTAATAATTCTATTGTTCCTATATTGGCAGAATCATAAATTTTGACTTTGTTTGTAGTTCCTATCAATAAAGTTCCACCTGTAATGTCACTACCTGTAATATCACTTGCAGTAATATCGCTTGCAATTACATCACCTGTAAAAACAGCATTTCCAGCAAGGTATAAATTAGCCGTTCCTGTTGCCGTGTCTACTTGAACATAAAATACTGCCGTATAAGATGCCGTTGTGCTATCTCTTAGGTCTATCTGTATGCCATTCGTAGCGTTCATCGATGTTTTTACCAAGTCATCACTTCTCGTAGCTACAAAGCCGTCATTTGGCCCGATGCTGCAACCGTTATACGCGCTATCTTTTGCAACTGCCGTTGTCTGGATTGTTGTTAGCGTATCGGTTAGATTATCAACAAAATTACCTATCTCAACACTGCCTTGCATGCGCTGCTCGGTGTCGTGTGATTCACTTACTATTCGTAGTGATTCATTGATATTCAAATTATCGTCAATTACCCTTACTGAATCCCCTAATTCGTAATGTTCTAGCACACCAACGCCATCTGCAATGAACCCTTGTTCAAACTCAAGCTCTGCAACATTAACAGCGTAGCTTATCGTAGGTAATCCACCTACTTTTTTCCTATTATCGACTATACGGCTTACACCCACAAGATTCTTTCGATATCTGAATTGTACACCACGATCAGCACCGCGCCTTGTCAATAGGTTAACCTGGTATTTGCTAAACTGTAATTCTCCACCATATAAAGCGGCTAACTGTAATAATAATTGCCTTGCGTTTGTGGATTCATTTACACTTATAGTCTGACTTGATGTAATTTGATTTGAACCTATGGAAAAATCAGTACCACTTAATACTGTCGTAGCTACAGCACTAAATAGGCCCGTAGCCGTGAATCCAGCTGTGAATAGTGTCTCTAACAAATCATAACTTACGTGTTCACAATCGGCCTTTATGAAAATACCTTCCTGTGAACGGGATTCTTCTGTAAATACGATATTGAAATAATTACCTTCGGTTTCTACCTTGTTTTGATAATTAACATAATCCGACTTATCTCCATCAATTACAGTTGTAAACGAATATGTAAAATTTCTGTTGATTTCCTCTGAAACAATCGAACCAATAACATTATCTAGTATGGCCTGTGTCTCATTGGCTGAATTAAGTACCTTTATCATAAAATCACCTACTTTCGGACTATTCCAAGTGCTCTATCGCGTTTAATCTGCTGTTCATTAGCTTTTTTGATTGTTTCAATATCCTTCGCAGTAAATTTCTGTGTTATTCCTAGGTGCCTAAAATATTTATCCATGCTTATACCTCCGGTTCTATTATTGTTGGGAACAGCTCACTGTCCCAGCTTGTATTGATATGTGTTAAAACGTATTTCCCTTTTAAATCGACCATCATCCCATAATCTGGCATAGCTATAATCGGTCTTGACCTAAACGAAACGCACGTTTCACATAAATGAGCGATTACATTACCGCTAAATTCAAGCGGTTTACTGTTTTCAGCTCCGCAAAAATAGCACTTATTATTTTCCATATCTTTACATCTCCTTTTATTTTAGTTTTATACTCACGTATAAGCGTTTTAAGGCTTTAAATTGCCCTAGGTGTACTTTTGTATCAAATAACTATTTAATCCGAGTTTCAACAAGCAATTACTTAGTGAATTAGACTATATTAGCCGTTATAGACGTTTGCTATCCATCATTTTCTCTACGATCAAGCGAATATCT